CCTGGAGATCCGAAGATTCCACGAGGGTCAGAGAAGCCGAAGCTGTATCTTTCTCTCGCTTTGTATCTAACGTTTCCTGTATCGAAGTCGCCTTCCATAGCAGTTTTTAAAGCTGCTCTTTGGAACATCTTTAATCCGTTAGGAACATCAGTCTTAATGAAGAATGCATCAGTGTCAGTTAAGTAGTTGTTCACTACATAACCACCAGAGATCATACCTTTAGATACGATCGCATTGATGTCATTATCAGCAGTACCAGTACGGTTAGCTGTCTTCATCAGTCTTTCAGCTGTAAATTGTAGCTCAGAAGGAATAATCATTTTTACTCCTCTTGCTGCAATTTTCAAACCACGCTCATCAGTGAAAGCAGCAATGTCAATCATTGCTTGCTCTAGTGATGTTTCGTTAAGGTCAGAAGCAGTTGCTAGTTCGTTTCTTTGGTTACCAGACGAAGTCGGGTGAGCAGAAGAAAATAATTCTACTCCGTCTCCACCAGTAAAGCTAGAACTGAAACCATTGTTTAAAATGTTTGCAGCTTTAACTTGTTTCGTGTGTGCCATAGAACGTGCTAGTGCTTTCGTGTAACGAGTACTGATTTTGTCGTAAAGGTTATCCTCTACAGCTTCTTCAGTAATCTGGAAAGCAAGTCCAACAGTTTCATGAGAGTAACGAGCAGTGAAAGACTCAGTTGCTGAATCAAAGTTAACAGAAGTGCCTTCTGGTTTAACTGATGCAGAACCAAAGCCAGACAACATTACTTCTTCCTCGAAAGCTCTGTCAGAGTTTTCGGTGTCAAAGATTTCAGCATGCTGATTCTCGTAGCCTTTATATTCCAATCCGAATAGTGCATTCAAACCGGGTTCCAACTCTTTTGCAAGTTGTGCTCTATTTATAGCCATAGTTCAAATCCTCCCTATACGCCTGTTGTTAGTTTATACACATGCTCGCCGGTGTTGAACACTACGTATGCATTTGCATTATCAGTTGCCACATCACTATTATCAGGATCTTTTGAGATTCCAATTTGCTTAAAGCCACCTGAAGTACCAGAAGTAGAAGTATCAATCTCAGAAGTTGATTGTCCAGTTGTAGTGCTTCCGCCTACTCCTGTAGAATCAAAGCCTGAATGATTCATAGCCGCTGTTCCAGTGCCGTCATGTTGTGCTTCAAACACGATCTGAGGGTCTGCATAAACATACGCCACAATATCAGAAGTGTTAGTGCTTGCTGGATAAAATGCTTTGTATGTTGGTTTACTTGTTGTTGGGTCAGTGTAGAAACATCCACCAAAAACACCCAGTTGTTGAGTGTCTCCAGCCGCTGCATTCTCAATACCTCCAGCCGCTTGTGCTTCAACCACATTACCAGAAAAAATACTAGTTCCGTGGTTAGCTGCAATAGCGTACTCTTCAGTACGAATCTGACCGCCTGTTAAATGCCTTACGGGTTTAAAACCAAAGGCTGCGTCTTTATTTGCCATAATTATAGTCCTCCTTAGACTAATAAATTATTAGTTATTGTTAATAATCCAATTTAATTCCGGCAATGAATATGTGTGTTAGAAACTAATCTTGTTTCTTGGCACCGCCAAAAGATACTCTAGTTTGCCGATTTGGATTGTCTATCGGCATACTTGGATGCTGCTCCCTCATCAAATTGTTATCAACAGCCGCCTGTTGATCACTAGTTTGATTTGCAAAATAGGCTTTACGCTCTTCTGCAATTTCGACGGGTATTTTGGCTAGCAGTAATCCACCTACTGCAACAACGCCTTCTTGCTTACCTTCTTCAATAGTAGGGGCATCGAAGTCTCCAAGTTCTTCAAGTCTAACAAGTTCGTAACCTTCTCGAATACGAGAAGAAACGTTTTTCTTGTCTTCTTGACCCATGATTTCAGCACGTATCCAACGATACTGGAATCCATCAGGCGCTTGGGGCGCGTCTAATCTAGATGGTGGTCGCCATGGCTGCCTTTTGGCAGTTTTATCTCTAGTTTGAGATGAGCGTGAGGTTCTTGTTTTGGTATTTGTCATATTGCTACTCCTTCACGTATTTAGCATATTCTTCTAATGGCACACCAAGTTTCTTAGCTATCGCGACTTGTGACGGTGTGAGTCTCACAGTGCGTTTTCCTTTTTTCGAACTTGATCTTACCGCAGGTGCCACTGTTTGGTCAACCTTTTTTTGTGGTTTTTCTTCAGGTTCAAA